CCTTATTGCCGTGAATGGACAAGCCGCAGCCTCTCCTCTTGTTTGTATTGAGTGCGGAGGAGAGAAATCAGCCAGGGGAATCAGGTGTAGAAAATGCGCTTCGCAATTCCACAACAGCGAGTGGAATCGGCGGCAGGCGGAAGCGGCCAGGACGAACCGCGACTCTTCAGGAACGACCGCAAGGAGAAGAAAGGTCTGTCGCCTGGAGATGAAGGATTTTTGTGCAGATTGCGGCGTGAAAGCATCAGAAAGCAAAGGACTCCATCAACACCACAAAGACAGGGACCCGTGGAGGAACGAACCCGATAACCTCATGACGCTCTGCGAGCCGTGCCATGTAAAACGTCACACCAAAGAAGATAGTTTCGGCGATCCCTTCCTTCATCGATATGTTTCCTACGACCGGGTTGTGTCTATCCGGTCTGTCGGAATGGAGCGTGTTTTCGATCTTGTCATGACAGGGCCGAATCACAACTTCATCGCTAATGGATTTGTCTCTCATAACAGTGGACCGCAATGCTGGCAGTTTGTCGATCTCATCCCTGCCGAGTGCGACCGGACGAATATCTACCCGTGGAAGATCTGGGAGTTTTCATCCGAGAGGGTAAAGGCCGCCGGCATGAAGCCCATGGAATTCTACCAGCCCGATCTCCACGTCGGGGAACTCCTGAAGCTCTACCAGTACTACTTTGAGCAGGCATCCGAGGTGACCGGGATTCCGGCATACATTTACGGCTCGGAAAAGGTTGGCGGAGCCGGATCGACGGCCAGCGGACTCTCCATGCTGATGAACGCAGCGGCCAAGGGCCTGAGAAATGCAGCCTCGAACATCGATAAGGGAGTTATCGCCCCATCCGTAGAGGAACATTGGCTGACGATCATGCTGACGCAGCCTTCCCTGGCTCGTGGAGATTGCCGGATCAAGGCCCGGGCTTCCGAATACCTCATCCAGCAGGAACAGCTCCAGATGCGCCGGTCGGAAGTGCTCGAAAGGACTAACAATCCCGTCGACTTGCAGATCATGGGGATTGACGGCAGAGCGGAACTGTTGAGGGAGAATTTCAAAAGCCTGAAAATGAACGTGGACAAACTAATTCCTCGCCGGGAGGATATGATTGTCGCCCAAGTGCAGCAGCAGGTACAGCAGATCGTCATGAAGCTCTCGCAGTCCCTTGGAGTGGCTCCCGAGCAGATCATGGCGGCGTTGCAGAGTCCGGGACCGTCTGCGCAGCCGGGGAAGCCGCAGGAAATCGGGCCCGACGGTCAGCCCATGGCCGGAAAAGACGTAAGGATGGTCAATCAATGATGGATTTCATCAGGTTCATGGCATTTCGGTATTGGAACGATTTCGATGCGAAGTCTGCTGGGTATCGCGTCTACGTCCTGTTTGCCTGGACTTTCATGATCGTTGCATTGGCATCGGCGTATAACGCTTATTGTATCATCAGGAGGTTGCTATGAACGAAGCCGAAATTATTATGCGAATGATGCTTCCCGCGTTTGCGAAACTTCAAAGAAAAGGCGCCGAGGAGTTCCTCGATGCCTTAAACATATGCCTCGCGCCGGTAAGGGGGGATTTCCTTTTCCGTCTCACGGGTGATGGAGTTGATTTATGGGGGACGAGGGACATGAAGGCATACGAGATGAAACGTCTCATGGATATGTGCCTGCCGGAAAACAGACTTGGGACGAAGGAAGATCCCGTTATTCTGACCGAAAACAACTTACTGTACATCTTATTAGACATGATCTCGGTCGTCAATAAGAGTTCAGTAATTGAAACAGGAAATAATTACGCCATCATCTCCAGCGCGAGTGTGCTCCGTAAGCTTAGAAAAGCAGACGTGAATACGGGAATCGTTGAAAATCAAGGCGAGAGCCAAAGCGATTTTATCGGAAGAATGTCCATTGCAAACTCTACGCTTTCTTTCTACCGCAACGACATGGTGCCTTCATATTGGCTGCGCGGTGGGGATGAGATACATGATGTTGCTACAACGATTTTCTGCATAAAGACAGCCTCATGCAATCCGTATATGCTCGCGAAAGAGCAGATAGCAATGGCCATCGTGAAGGTTGAATCTGCCGAAAAGCCAAGCAACAAGCAGAAGCCTATCCTCGTGCAGAATCCTCCCGGCGTATGGGAATGGAAAGCAATGTTCAGGGCGAAGCTNATTTCCTCTCTGTATGCCGAGTTCAGCAAGAGACACCCGGAAGCCAGCACAGATTATNNAGGGNCCATAGAAAGGCTTGGCGATACCGTCAGTATTCGTCCCAAACCGAAGCTGGGAGCATTTCAAATCTTCATCAACTTGGTCATAAGCCACGAAGTTGTTTTTCCCTANCCTGACCNAATCCTCAGAACAAGAGATGCAATAGAAGCCGAGGAGTGCATNGGCGAAGTAATTGCCAAGTTATGTCTTCCGACATCTCCGATAAAGGCATTTGCCGCACAAATCNTCGACAATGGGGAAACCTACAGTATCGTATGGGGTGTGCTCGCCGAACCGAATACAGTCAAGCCTCCCCTCGAGGTGCAGTCANGGAAAGACAAGCAATGCCGGGACTGTNCGTATTGGGCGAAAGATGTTCCGGACATCATCCATCGCAAGCCCTGCCTGCTTCCATCGGAAGCAAAGANCGAGATGCCAAAGGTTCTCACTCACGCAACATATTCCTGCCCGGACTGGAAAAGGGTCGAGGTGGAGTCGTGAGCGANCACAAAAAGACTTATGCCGACGANCTTACGCTCGATGAAATTAAAGCGAATGATCTTGAGATGACGAAGGAAGCTATAAAGCAGGCCAATAAGTACAGCTTCGGCCCGGACGCGAAGAANGCCGCGCTGTTCGTGCGTTCGTGCCTGGAANGGACCTTCATCCACTTGGGAATGACCTCTCCGCGTCCTCCGGAAAACTGCAACTCCGGCCCGGCTCGTCTACGTCATGCGGCCAAGCTCGACAAGGAGATGCGGGAGAGACAGGTCCGCGTCGAACATCGCAACAAGTACACGGGCAACGATACTTGGCGCTGCGGGATATACGTCTACCAGCGCGACGAACTTGTTGCGTTCATCAGCGACGTCTTGATGCAGCGCAGGACCGAGATGGACCCGATCTCGCAAAAGATCGGACGGGAACAGGTGGGGTATATTGTGGTAACCAATGCACGCCTCGACGACACAAAGCGGATCTTTCTCATGCCGGGGATCATGCAAAAGGCGAGCGGAAACTAATGTGTAAATGCCAGAAATGCTAAAGGAGGTTACCGAAATGAAAGAGGAGAAAAAAGGATATTCGAGACGGTCATTTTTGAAAAAAGGAGCGTGGATAGGAACCATAGCGACAATGATTCCGGCTGTGGTCGGAAACGCGGCAGCAATACAGTTGCCGACAAGCCNCCCCGCTGAGTCTGGACGCGACGATCCAAATATTGTTCCGACAACGCTGTCACCCTGTCCATTTTGCGGATCTCGAAGAGTGGAAATGAGCAGAACAAAGAAAAAAAACATCGTGCTGTGTAGAAACTGTGGTGGAAGAACGCGCGAAGCTTCAGATGATACAGAAGCCGCGCGAAGATGGAATGTCCGCGAATCGCTGTTCGAAACTATGCTAGAAATACGCGAGGAGATAGCCGCAATAAAGAAGGGGAGGTTACTGAAATGAAAAGGATTCTCGTTATCGTGACAATGATTCTGATCATGACACTTCCAGCCACAGCGGCGGACAAGCCAGATCCGGCGCTCGAAGCCTGGCAGCAGAAGGTGGACAAGGTCACGCTGGAGAAGGAAAACGCGATTCTCCGGATGCAGATCATGCAGATCAACCACCAGCAGCAGCAGGACATCTTTCAGCAGAAAGAGAAGGAACTGAAAGCCCTTCAGGCCGTCAAGCCGGGGAAGAAGGACGAGAAGAAGAAGGAGAAGTGACCATGTCGACACAGAAAGGAATCATCGACAAAGCGGCCGACCAGTGCGTGAGGGCGATTCTCTACGACGGGGCCATCAAGGCGACGAAATACATCAGCGATAGGCTGACCGTGAAGGCGACCCGTATTCTTTACAAGAAGAGCAATCTTAGCCCGAGGGCTATCGAGATCCGCCTGACAGCTGGACGCCCGAACTACTTGGAGCGCAGATTCATCAAGGTGCTGGGAAAGGCCGGGGAAAAGTTCCCGGTGAAGAAAGTCCAGTTGAAGATGCCGAAGTGAGGCCCCGATGATCTCCATTCCCACGAACGACCAGAGCGCGGCCCTGAGCATCCTGTCCTCGATTGCCCGGTTCTCGACGCTTCCCGAGACACTGGGGATGATGGAGTGGCTGAAATCGGAACTGGAAAGGCTGGACGCGGCAAACCGGATCGAACTGGATAAAGACATCATGAGGCAACGGCAGGGAGCCTGCCAGACACTTGAAAAACTGCTTGAACTGACGGCAACCGCCGACAAGACGGCGGACAAGATTAGGGCAAATCAACGGAAACCGTAGGAGGGAGTCAGGCTGCACGCTATTCTCCCCCAAATATAGCGGTTCAGGAGCAACACAATGAGATATGAAGAATTTACCGTCGAAAATCTGACCGTCGGG